ATTTCCACTTGGTGCGGTTGTTGAACCACTAACTGATACAACATATTGTCTTGGGTCTATTGATGTAGCATTTTCTGCTGTATCATCTTCTTTCGTTAATGACCATCTCTTTGCTGAATCATCATATCCAATTGCAGTACCTTTTGTTCCATCAGTACTTACAATCAAACCACCATCACCACTTGATGAACCACTTGAAGCCATAATAAATCTATCTGCAACTCTCAAGTTTGTGGAATCAATTGTAGTTAATGAACCATTTACATCCAAATTACCATCAATAATAACACCACCACTAAATGTAGCGGTATCACTTGATTGATTACCGATTGTGAAATCTCCACCTAAATCTGTATTCAATGCAGTTGCTAAATTACTACCACCTGCGGTGTAGAATGTATGTATTTGGTCTGCGGTTGCAAGTGCACCACCACCATCTGCGATTGCTGCTGTTTTTGCAGATATGGTTCTTGCTCCACTTCCATCATATGTAGTTCCACTATTTAATTCAATAGTAGCATCATCGACTGTGATTGCATTTGGAACTTTCAATACAGAAAGAGAATCACTTGATAATTCTATTGTTGAAGTATCAGCAACATTTGTATTCAACATAGTTCCTTCAACTGCATCATTTGCAATTGTTACTGCACCATTGTTAGCTAATGATATATCACCACTAACTGCAACTGAATTAATATCAGTTCCA